CTCGTGAATGGCGTGAGCAAGTAGATCCTTGGTGGGCAGAACGCTTGAACATGCCTAATTTAACACCTCGCTGGATACTACAATACTGGGGTACAGAAGTGTGTCGTCAGGGCTTTCACGATGATATGTGGATTGCCAGTTTGGAAAACAAATTACGTAACAGCCAAGATGATGTGGTTATTAGCGATTGCCGTTTTCCCAATGAAATCAAAGCCATAAAAAATCAAGGCGGTATGATTATCTGGGTGCGTCGTGGAGAGTTACCCAGTTGGTATATTATGGCCTGTAAAGCCAATGACGGAGACATATTTGCCGCAGAAAAACTCAAATCGCTAGGGATACACGCTAGTGAAAGTTCGTGGGCAGGTACAAAGTTTGATGCTATTCTTGACAATAATGATACCCTGGATCACCTTTATCAACAGATCAAGCGTCTGGTTCAAGATCTCCCAAACGCCACGGCAAGTCACTCCTAGCAACTTCCTCCACACAGTTTTTGCAGATTGATTTTAGATTTTTCAGCGCCACGTTGTTTAGATCACCGTCAGCATGATACACCAACATCTGTGCTGAATACCTGGCCTTGAAGCCACAACGGTCACACTGCATTTTTTTCTTATAGCCCGCTTGCTCCCAGCGGGCTTGCCTCTTCTTGAGTCCGCGACCCTTGCGTTGACAAGTTTCGCAACGACTGCGATAGTGTGTGCGATCTTCTTTGATGTAGTTCACAGCACAGGGGCGTTGGTTGCAGGCCTGACAAATGGGTCTCATGGTGTATTTAGTGTCTGGACCTTTGCTAAAGGGCGGCGTAGAACACCATTTTTGGCATTTACCAATAAATATCTACAACTTGAAAAGGAATTCATTATGGCTCTAGTATCTCCAGGCGTAGAAGTAACAGTAATTGACGAAAGTCAATACATACCTTCAGCTGTTAACACAGTACCTTACTTTATGGTTGCCACAGCGCAGAACAAAGTATCTAGTGACGGTATCACTGTTGCGGCCGGTACACTTGCGGCAAACGCAAATAAAACTTACTTGATCACCAGCCAGCGTGATTTGGCAGCCACATTTGGTGTTCCGTTCTTTTACAACACCACAACTGGCACACCAATCAATGGTTACGAGCTCAACGAATATGGCCTGCTTGCGGCATACTCTGCCTTGGGTGTGTCAAATCGTTGCTATGTGCAACGTGCCAATATTGACCTTAGCGAACTAACTGCTAGCTTGAATCGCCCTGTTGGCAACGCAGCCAATGGTACATACTGGCTTGATACTGCTGACTCAAGTTTTGGTATTTTTGAATGGAATCAAACCACAGCAGTTTTTGAAAACAAAGTACCTTTGATTATTACTGACACCGCTGAAGTCACAAACTTTAGTGGTGGCAACCTAACCCCTATTGCATCTGTTGGCAGCATTGGTGACTATGCTATAGTTGCGGTGACCACTGTGTTGCAAGGTTATTACAAGAAATATGACAATACCTGGGTCCTGATCGGTGATGACGACTGGAAAATGGCTTGGCCCACAGTGGCTGGCTCCAACGCACCGGCTACCTTGACTGTTGGTGCCAACATATACATCAATGACAACTTGGTCACAGTTGGTGCCACAAATACCGTTGCTGGCTTTGTTGCAGTTATTAATGCGGCTGCTATTGCTGGCGTTTTTGCTAGATCAGTAAATGGTCAGCTGTATCTCTATGCTGACAGCACCGCAGCCAATGACGGCTCATCACTGACAAACAATGGTTTGATTGCAGTTGATCCAGGCCCAAACAGCGGCGCGGCTTTGTTGACTGCCCTGGGTATCACCACAGGTGAATATGCGGCACCAGAATACTTCCCAGGCTACAGTTACCAAGCTCCACGTTGGAGAACAACTGACACTGACGGCGGCCGCCCAACTGGTTCTGTGTGGCAAAACGTAAGCGTGGCCAACAATGGTATGAGCCTGGCTGTTAAATCATGGAGCACTGCTCTTGGAACTTGGGTGCAACAGGCTTGCCCAGTATACAATGGCGATAGCGCCGCTATCTATGGGCTAGATCCCACAGGTGGTGGTAAAAATATTCCTGTAGGAACTACCTATGCAAGTCCAAGAGCATTGTTCTATCAAACAACACCATTGGTAACATTGGCTTTTGAAATTTATGAGCGCATTGCTCTGGGCCAAACAGTTGTTACTGGTACTACTGCATTTACTTCAACTGAAAATGCATTTGTAACCGGTGACCAATTTACTATGGCAGCTACTGAACCAGGAACTGCTACTAGTGTTTCGGCAACTGTGACCTTGGGTGGCCAGACTGTAAGTGCTTTCTTAGCCGCAGTCAGCGCCGCAGGTATTGCCAACGTCAGTGCGTCAGTGAACACAGCTGGTAACATTGTGTTCACACACGCCACTGGTGGTAGTATTAGCCTGGTAAACTCTGCAGGCGACGTAGCAGTGACCACAGCTGGTTTTACTTCTGCAACACCGTATGTTCGTCCCAACACACAAGTAAGTGGCGGCGTGGTACTGACAAACTTTGTGGGTACACCACAGTTTACATACACAGCCAGCGACACTGCTCCGGATCAAGATCCAGCAGACGGTCGTCTATGGTACTACAGCTCAGTGAGTGATGCAGATATCATGATTCAAGACAACGGAACCTGGCAAGGTTATCAAAACGTAACCAACGATGCTCGTGGTTACGACTTGAGTTTGACCAATGCTAGTGGACCAATTATTGCGGCAACTGCACCAACCACACAAAATGACACAGCTGAGTCACCATTGGCCTACGGCGATTTGTGGATAGACACTAGCGACTTGGAAAACTATCCCAAACTCTATCGTTGGGAACCAGTAAGTGGCACTGATCAGTGGGTAGAAATTGACACCAGCGACCAAACCACACAAAGTGGTGTGTTGTTTGCTGATGCTCGTTGGGCACCAAATGGAACTACAGACCCTGTAGCAGATGCTTACCCAACTATTGAAAGTTTGCTCACAAGTGACTACTTGGATCTAGATGCTCCAGATCCTGCACTGTATCCACAAGGTGTATTGTTGTTTAACACACGTCGCTCAGGTTACAACGTCAAGAGCTTCCAGAGCAATTACTTTAATGCCACAGATTACCCTGATGATACATTGCCTGTAGTTACCAGCACATGGCTCACAGCCAGTGGCAACAAAGACAATGGCAGCATGTGGTCAGGTCGCTTGGCACAGCGTCAATTGATTGTGCGAGCTCTCAAGAGCGGTGTTGACACTTCAGTTGCCGCACGTGAAGAACAAAACGGATTCAACATCATTGCAACACCTGCATATCCTGAGTTGACACCAAACATGATTGCATTGAGTAACGAGCGTAACAACACACTGTTTGTTGTGGCCGACACACCAATGCGTCTTGGTGCAGACGGCAACAGCCTTGTTGAGTGGGCAACCAACAACAATGGTCTGGGCTTGATCACTGAAGATGGTAACTCAAGTACCAGCAACTATGCAGGTGCTTTCTATCCAAGTTGCCAAACAAATGACCTAAGTGGTAACACTGTGGTACAACCTCCAAGTCACATGATGGTACGCACAATTCTGCGTAGCGATGCAGTGAGCTATCCATGGTTGGCACCAGCAGGCACACGTCGTGGTGTGGTTGACAATGCTAGCGCAATTGGTTACATTGAAGCAACTACAGGTGAATTCCAGCAGATTGGTGTGAGCCAAAGCATTCGTGATATACTGTACGAGCGTAACATCAACCCAATTACCTTTATTCCAGGTGTGGGTATTGTTAACTTTGGTAACAAAACCACTACTACCACAACCACTGCACTGGATCGTATCAACGTGGCACGACTGGTTGCATTCTTGCGTGGTCGATTGGAAGAAGTTGGCAAGTTGTACTTGTTCGAGCCCAACGATGAAATTACTCGTAACGAAATCACCAACACTGTTAATAGTTTGATGATTGACTTGATTGCCAAACGTGCAATCTATGACTACCTAGTGGTTTGTGACTTGAGCAACAACACGCCAGCACGTATTGATCGCAATGAGTTGTGGGTTGATATTGCCATAGAACCAGTGAAAGCGGTGGAATTTATCTATATTCCATTGCGCATCAAGAACACTGGTGAGATCTCTGGTGGAGCGTAATAGAGAAATGGGGGCTGTTTTTTCGGCCCCCAGTTCAGGTAAATAAACATATAGGAGATAACGAATAATGGCAAGCGCATCACTTAACAAAATGTCAGTACCACTGGGAGGGCAAGCCACCCAGGGCCTATTGATGCCCAAGCTCAAATATCGATTTAGAGTATTTTTTGAGAACTTTGGCATATCAAAGCCCACAACAGAATTGACCAAGCAGGTTATCAGCGTAGCTCGACCAAACTTGACATTTGAAGAAATTGCAATTCCTATCTATAACAGCACACTAAAGCTGGCTGGACGTCATACCTGGGCAGACGTTGCTTGCTCTATTAGAGATGATGCATCAGGCAGTGTGACCAAGTTGATAGGCGAACAGTTCCAGAAACAAATGGACTTTTTAGAAATGGCATCTGCGTCATCAGGAATTGACTACAAATTCTTGACCAAGATCCAGGTACTTGACGGTGGCAACGGAGCTTCAGAACCAGTGGTTTTAGAAACCTGGGAACTGTATGGCTGCTACCTCAAAGGCGCAGACTACGGTGAATTGAATTACAGTAGCAACGAAGCAGTCACAGTTAACTTGACCATTGCTTACGATAACGCCAACCAGTCACCTAACGGTAGCGGTGTTGGTACAGAAATTGGTAGAACCCTTGGTGACGTTGTAACAGGCGCGGGCATTGGTAATACCTAAGGCAGGTTAATATGCCAACATTTGGCCAGGAATTCTTCAAGGGATTCACAGCAGCGGATAGCTTGCGTGATTACACTCACGCAAGCAAAACCTTTACTAGCAACGCATACGAACTTAAACCCAGATTTAAGTTTCTTTTTCACGTGAGCTTCACGTTGAACACAGCTGAAATACCTGCACTGAGTCAACTGGCAGGTGTGAATCAAATTACCAGTCTCAGTTATCTTGTGAAGACTGTGGATCTGCCCAAGTATACCGTTGCGGCAGAAACACTCAATCAGTACAACCGCAAACGAGTGATACAGACCAAGATCAACTATGATCCTGTTACTGTGACGTTTCACGATGATGGCGGCGATAATTCACGCAACCTGTGGTACAACTACTACAGTTACTATTACAAAGATCCCAGCCAAAACTATCTAGCACCCAACAGCCAAAATGGCAGCATGGGCGCAAGTGCCAACTTGCAAAAAGGGTTTGGCTACAACGACAGAGACATCTACAACGATACTAGAATTGGTGATGTCAATGACTGGGGATATGTGGGCGAAAGCTACAGTGACGGTGGTAGTTCGGCGTCGGGCAAGCCACCTTTTTTCAAAGACATCAGAATATACGGCATGGACCAACACAAGACAGCTGAGTATGTGTTGATTAATCCTATTATCACCAACTGGAGTCACGACCAATACAACTACA